ATACTTTATCCAGAATGGATGACTGTATCGCATGTCACGCTTAACCATATTTTTTAGATTACATTTTTTAGAGGGGCGCAAAACGCCCCTCTTTTTTATATTTATAGACAAATAACACGTTTTTTCCCTCCCCTAGTTTTTCTTACTGTTTTACAATGGTTATTTTAACTTTAAACCTAAGTTAGAATGAGATTATTATGGGAAATATAAAACAACCCACGGGGTTTAAGCATTTGCTAAACTCTATGATGACGCGAAGATGGTTAATGACATTAATCGTTTTAATTACTTTTATGTTTATAACATTAGGCATAATGATTTCTATTCATATAGATACTACAGTGGCCCAAGAATGGAAAGAGTTACTATTATTGTTATTAGGTGCATTTATCGGTTCTTATGGTAAAATCATTGATTACTGGTTCTCTGATACAGATAAAGATAAAATGTTAGTCCAGAAAATGGACGAAGAAGATGGAGTATCATTATCAAATACAGATAAAATAGAAAAGTAATAACAAACCAAGAATTCTGGATTTCAGTTTTGATATGTATAATAGATAAAATAATGTTTCACTTAAATACGTTGTGCCATGTTTAACTATTTAAAAAATAAATGGATGGCTTTCAAGGACATTTTTAAAGACAACAACTCCTACAACGAAAAAAACATCGTTGGGTTTGGATCATTTGCGGTAATGGCAGTATTTGCGGCCGCAGACATTGTAACTGGTATATTAGGTATGCCATTAGAAATTACCGATACTATTTTTAACTCTTTTGTAATTATTACATTGGGTTCTTTTGGAATTGATGGAGTAACTAAAATTTTTGCTAAAGACAAAAAAGAAGAGTAATTATGAGCTTAAAATCATTGCAAACTAAAATTGGAGTTGGAGCAGATGGGGCATTTGGACCTGGTACTTTAAAGGCAGCGATGGCTTATTACAAAATGACACCTGAAAGAGCTGCTCACTTCTTTGCACAAACCGCTCACGAAAGTGGAAACTTTAAAGCATTTGCTGAAAATTTAAATTACGGCACTTCAGGTTTAACTACTACTTTCAAGAAATATTTCCCAACTACAGAAAAAGCATTACTTTATGAGCGCAAGCCTGAAAAAATTGCTAATCTAGTTTACGGAAACAGAATGGGTAATGGAAATGAGGCTTCAGGTGATGGGTTTAAGTTTAGAGGTAGAGGTGCTTTACAATTGACTGGTAAAGATAATTACAAAGTATTCTCTGAATACTTGAAAAAACCAGAAATCATGACTAATCCTGATCTAGTAGCAACTGAGTATGCTTTCGAATCTGCAATTTTCTTCTTTGACAGAAACAAACTGTGGGATATCTGCGATAAAGGTGTAAATAAAGACACAATCTTAGCACTCACTAAAAGAATCAATGGTGGAACTCACGGATTAGCCGATAGAGAAGAAAAAACACTTAAGTATTACGGTTATCTAAAATAATATCTAATATTTTAAAATGAAAACATCTGGATTGAGTTTAATTATATATTCTATTAGCATGACTACCGCTTTTATATGTTCCTATTTTATGGAAATTACTATGCAAAACGCCGAACAATATTTAGCTATTATAGCCTTAATATTTGCTGATGGGTTTTTTGGAGTAATTGCAGGAGTAAAAAGAGAGGGATTCAAAACCTACAAAGCAGTTAAAATATTAAAAAATCTACTATTTTGGATTATAATTTTAACTGTAATACTAGGAATTGAAGCTAGTTTTAGTGGAACATTTTGGTTAAGTGAAACCATAATTACCCCACTCATAATATTCCAGCTAATAAGTGCTTTAAAGAATGCATCAATGGCAGGATTTGTAAAAATAGATGAATTAAACAGAATACTGGATAAAATAGATAAACATAAAGGAAAACGATCCTAAAAAGATAAGGTTGGATTTTATCCAACCTTTTTTTATATTTATAGGTATGTTAAAAAATCTAAAACAAAGTATATTCCCATTTATTATAGCATTTTCTGCACTATCTGTTAGTGCTTCCGCTGCTTTCTATTCTATAAGTGGATTAAGCAAACTATTTGCAGGAGCTTCATTTGAGGTAATAGTTATGGCTAGTTCTTTAGAAATATCTAAACTAGTAATTGCCTCTTTACTATATCAATATTGGAATACTATAAATAAAATATTACGTACCTATTTAATGGTAGCTACAGTAATACTAATCCTTATTACCTCTATGGGTATTTATGGTTTCCTGTCTGCTGCATATCAAGAAACAGCTAATAGGGCGGGCAATATGGATGCTCAAATATCTTTGGTAGAAGTCAAGCGAGATAACATTAAAGAACAACTAACCGTATACACGCTCGAAAAAGAAAATATCACTAAAGCCACTTCCGATCTACGGACAGGACTAGCCAATAACATTATACGATACAAAGATAAGGATGGTAATATGATTACCTCTACCTCTACAGCTACACGTAATGCTTTGGAAAAACAATTAGATCAAGCCGTAGGTAGACAAACAGATGTTAACCTTAAAGTTGATGAACTAAATACCCAACTTTTTGAATACGAAACTGAAATTGTAGAAATTAAAACTGGAAGCGATCTAGCTGGAGAGCTAGGACCTTTAAAGTTTATTTCAAGCCTTACGGGTGTAGCAATGGATCAAATTATAAATGTACTACTTTTAGTCATTATATTTGTATTTGATCCACTAGCAATTTCTCTAGTAATAGCTGCTAACTTTGCGTTTGCCCAAATAAATCCTATAAAAGATCCTATAGTAAAAGAACAGCAATACGATCCATTGGATTTAAACAAAGATGGAATTGTAGATGAAAATGAAGCTTTAGCTGCTAAAAAACAAATAGAAGAAATTGAAACTAGAATGCAAAATCCACTCTCTGGTTGGAGATTAAAAAAATTAATGAATCAAATTACTTTCTTAAAATCTAAAGTTGGAGAAGATGACACAACAAAAACATACTAGCTTGGATTTTTAAAATAGAGTTCGTACATTTACATTAAATAAAAGTTATGATTTACTCTCCGACATTTCCAAAACCGTATATCCAAGAAAAACTCTCCAAGCTTCGCAAGCTAAAATACAACCAATTTAGATGGTGGAGAATGTACGATAATCCTGTTTTACCTTTACCAAACAAAGCACCATTAATTGAAAAAATTTTGAATGGTGACTTTGACTATCCCCACTATAAACTTCAGGCTGAACTAGTAGAACATGAGCTAAATGAATTAGCTCAAAGATGTGGAGGCAACAACGAGATATTTGGGGAAAAAAGCTCACTATTACGTACTAGAAGAAAAAGATTGCTTGACGATTTCGAAAAAGAAGAAAACGATAAGCTAAAAAGAATATTTAAAGAATTTGAAAAAAATTTTGAGGCAACCAAAGAACAAATTGAGGAAGAAATGTTAAGATTTGTTGGTAATTTAGGAGAATTTTATTATTATATAGGAGTTAGATACCAAAAAATACAAAATCCAAATAGACGAGGAAGAAAACCAAAAAATGTATGATCAAAGTTTCACACGAAGTACCTAAATGCTTACTAAAAGCATCCCTTGAATTTAACGATTATCAGTATTGCTTACCTCACTTGCTAGATCAGGATACGGCTTATAGAAAGCACTTCTATGATTTTAAAAAATCTGGTGGGTATATCATCATGGATAACTCGTTGCACGAGCTAGGAGAAGCATATAACCACGAACGTTTAATGTTTTGGGTAAATGAACTTGAACCTGATGAATTTATTGTACCTGATGTTTGGATGGATATAGATGCTACGCTTAAAAATGCTAAAGAGTGGATTAAAATCCCTTACCCATCAAACACTACTCCAGTAGCAGTAGTACAAAGTAGAAGTTTTAAAGAAGCTGAAGAATGTTATTGTGCGTTAAAAAACATGGGATATAAGAAAATCGCATTCTCGTACGGAGCGGATTGGTACATGGATAAATTCCATGGCATTCACGTGGATAAAGCAAAAATGATGGGCCGCATTTCAGCTGTAAAGCAAATGTTCTATAATGGTGTTATCAA